GGTGCCTTCGCTATGATGTGGGCTAACATTCAATCTATTAAAGTAGAGATGAATACTCCTAAACCACGTCATCCAGAAGCACCACAAGCAGGTGAAGAACTGATGTATGTAGATCTATCCAGAGAAAAACTGGAACAAATTTATGGGAAGGACTAGAGGATGTTGTGGAGCAGGATGTTATGACTGTCCATTCAGACCACCACCGAAAAGGTGAAGATACTATTCCTCCATGGCTTTGGATAATATCAGGTAGTCTTTTAGTCTTCACGATTATATGCTTTCTGATTATGCTTGCGGGAATGCTCTATTGGTGATATAATGTAAGGAGGTGTCAAACCTCCTTTTTAATGTCTGCTAAAAAGTAAAGTAGAAAATTAAATATATAAGAGTGGAGAGTTTATAAAACCTCTTCTTGTTAAATTATCACTGGATGTAAATTATTATGACTGAAGAAAATGTAATCGTTGATGTTGAATCTGAAGAAGTAACTGATGAAGAAGAACAAGCTCCTAAAATTCCTTACAAACAAAGGAAGGCAATGGAAGAAGCTCGTACTAGAACGATAAATAAAATGTTGAAAGATTACCGTAGGAGAACAAAGAACCCTCTTACTATTGTCAGAAACATGGACAAATGAAACATGTATTGTTTTCTCTTTATGGATGTGATGCAGAACTTTTAAACGATGAAGAATTTATAAGAAAGATTTTATTTGAAGCAACTAATGAAATGGGTGCCACTTTTATTATGACACAATCTCATAAATTTGATCCTCAAGGTGTTACCGCTGTAACTCTCCTTGCTGAAAGTCATATAAGTATCCATACATGGCCAGAAAATGGAACTGCAGTGTGTGATGTGTTTACATGCGGCAATGCAAATCCTAAAGTTGGTGCAATTTACATGGGTAAAAAATTAAAAGCAACAAAATTTACCGCAAAAACTATAGACAGAAACCTGGAACTTCAAATATGAAAGCAGTAGTCTACTCAAAACAAAATTGTCAATGGTGTGATAGAGTTAAGTATCTTCTTGATCATTTGGACATTGACTATCTCGAATATAAATTTGATGAAGATTTTACAAAAAATCAATTTTATAATGAGTTTGGGGAAGGAGCAACATTTCCTCAAGTAACTTTGGATAACAAACATATAGGTGGTTGTAAAGAAACCCTACAATATCTGCAAGAAAAGAAAATGCTATGACTCACATAGATACAATCTGTCAATTTGTCGATACTATTCTCGATGAATTTTCTATGACAAAGAAAAAAAATAGAGTTGATTTTTATAAGTACTTTCAATGTGAAAATATTGATAGAAAAACTATCAATGAATATGCTTCTACTAAAATGTATGTTGTGATTGATTTACTTGAGGAAGTTAATGGTGCTTTAGATGGGGACGCATTACTATCTGAAGCATATGCACACTTTAAAAAATCAGAACTCAAGGAATTTAAAATTTTATTAGACAGATTTGTTTCTGATGTAGAAAAATATCAAAAATTTTATGTTTAAAAATTCTCCGATTGAAAATGATGTCTCAGATAAGATACCAGAAAAGTATCTAAATATTAATGTACGGGCTATGATAAGTGGAGGTACTCAAGAACCCGAAAAAAAATATATTTTTTGCTTTGATAAATTAGTTTCTTTTTTTAAAAGAACATATCAAGTAGAGATTAAAATTTCTAGAGAAGATACTTAGGAGAGATTATGACAGAAATAACGACATTGTTTTTTAGTTTCATGTTCTGTCTTGGTGGGGTCGTATTAGGATTTATTTTTGGATGGTTTGGCAATGAGTACGTGAGAAGTTACATTGAATCAAAAACTATGGGGAATGTTCATCCTGAAATGTTAACTGATGATGGTTATTATATAAATGAAGAACTTTTATCAGTTAGGTTTATAGATGAAGAACATGAACAAGAATATGAGGATGATTAACTAGTTAAATAGTACTGACACTACGGGGAGGTTGACTCCCCACTTTATAAATTATAGGATTTTAAACTATGGCTGAATTACCAGTTCAAAAAATGTTGATTTCTGAAATACTTCAGAAGATATCTAACGCTAAAACAAAAAAAGAAAAAGTTGAACTGCTTAGAAAGTATAAAACACCAGCATTACAATCAATTTTGATTTGGAATTTTGATACAAGTGTTGTAAACATGCTTCCAGAAGGAGAAGTTCCCTTTACTCCAAATGATACCCCGGAGGGTACACAACATACTCTCTTACTTCATGAATATAAAAAATTATATAATTTTGTGAAGGGTGGTAATGATGGACTTCAAAAATCTCGTAGGGAAATGATGTTTATTCAATTACTTGAAGGTCTTCATGAATCAGAAGCAACAGTAGTTTGTCTTGCTAAGGACAGAAAAATTGGAAAAAGATATAAAATTACTAAAGCATGTATAAGTGAGGCATATCCAGAAATTGATTGGGGTAAACGTTCTTAATTATGGTACTATCTAGCACGGACATACAAAAATTTAAAGATACATATAGTATTATTGTTATAGCTTCTAATTGCTCTACGGATGCTGCTAAAGATAGTACTTTACCTAGAGATGCTTACCTAGTTAAATGTGTAAACTCAGAAGAAGTGTGGTATGATATAGTCATGGGATTAAAACCTGATATCTTTGATGCATACTATGATACTTTTGGTAACGTTATCAAAGATATTACATGGACAGATGGAAAAGTAAATTCTAAACTATGGGGGAACAAACCCAAACCCACAGCTAAAAAGTGATTAAATTATGAACACAGCAAAACTTATTTCCGTTACTCCTGACGCTGAACAAACTATGGCATATATTGCTAGAGTTTCTAATCCAGCCAATCAAGATAATGAAAAGTATTCTAGACTCCTAAAATATTGTATTACTCATAACCACTGGAGTGTGTTTGAGCAATCTACAATGACCCTGGAGATCTCTACGACCAGGGCAATAGCAGCTCAAATATTGCGTCATAGAAGTTTCACATATCAAGAATTTTCACAACGGTATGCAGATTCATCTCTGCTTGGTGATAAGATTTCTCTGCCTGAACTTCGTCGTCAGGATGATAAGAATCGTCAGAACTCGATTGATGATCTTGACCCTTTCATTACTCAGAAATTAGAGATGCAAATGCAGACTCTGTTTGATTCTTCTATGGCATTGTATCAACAGATGCTTGGACACGGTGTTGCAAAGGAGTGTGCAAGAAATGTGCTACCACTCTGTACGCCAACTAAAATTTACATGACCGGCTCATGTCGTTCATGGATCCATTACATCTCATTGAGGTCTGCAAATGGAACACAGAAAGAACATATGCAAGTCGCAGAGTCCTGTAGAGTCATCTTTAAAGAACAATTCCCAGAAGTATCCGAGGCACTCGGATGGAACGTATAGGATTGAATTAAAAACGAAACAAAATTTTTGGATACCATTTCCCGGTCATCGCTTCTTGACATTTCGAGAAGCTCATGATATCATATGTAAGTTAAGGGAACAAACTGACTATCACAATGTCAGAATTACTCCTGAATGTCAAATTTTATGAACATTTTCGTTACTGATCCCTGTCCCATCAAGTCAGCACTTGTTCTTCCAGACAAACACATTGTCAAGATGCCCCTTGAGTGTTGTCAAATGCTTTCTATAGTTGCATCAGAAGAATGGGGACATAGTTTTGGTTCACTTCCAAAAAATGATGGTAAACCATACAAAACAAAGAAGGGTGCCTTTCGTAACCATCCATGTACAACTTGGGCAAATCAATTTGTTTTAAACTGGAGATGGTTAATTCGACATGGTATAGCATTGTGTGATGAATACACTCAAAGGTATGGAAAAATCCATTCTTGTCTACGCACTCTTGCTTATGCTAATCAAATTTTTCCATTCGCAGATCCTACGGGTCGAAGTGGAAAAGAACCAACACCTTTTGTAAGAGCAATGCCTGATGAATTTAAATATGACACAAGCATTGACACTTTTACTGCTTACAAGATGTACATTAGCAGCAAACCTTGGGTTGCATCTAATTATCTTCGTATGCCAGAACGTAAACCTAATTGGGTCTAATTATGCCAACTTATCCAGTAATAAATAAAACCACGGGAGAGACCAAAGATCTTTCCATGACAGTTAACGAGTATGTTGAGTGGAAAAATATGAATCCCGAATGGGACAAAGACTGGTCAGCAGGTTGCGCTTCTTCCGTTGGTGAGGTTGGAGATTGGAGGAATAAAGTTCCGAAAGATGTCCAAACAAAAATTAATAATATTAAAAAAGGACATTACGGATCGACAATTAGAGGTTTTTAAAGTATGCCTAGAGCTAAGAAAAAACATACACCAGATATTAATGGCATGTCAACTAAACAGAAGAAAAGACGGAAGCCAATTAATTCCGACATAATGGTCAGTGTTGAACCATGGACTCCATCACAGGAACAAGTTTTTGAAAACTGGAACAACGATAAAAACTTATTCATGTATGGTGCAGCGGGCACTGGTAAAACATTCGTTGCTTTATATTTAGCTTTAAGGGATGTATTAAGTGAAGATACTCCTTTCGATAAAGTTTATTTGGTTAGATCTTTAGTTGCTACTAGAGAGATTGGTTTTCTTCCTGGTACACATGAAGACAAAGCAGACATCTATCAAATTCCATATAAAAATATGGTAAAATATATGTTTGAAATGCCTAGTGATGCAGATTTTGAAATGCTTTATGCTAATCTTAAAGCACAAGAAACAGTATCGTTCTGGTCTACTTCATTCCTTCGTGGTACTACACTGGATAATGCCATCGTCATTGTTGATGAATGTCAGAACCTAAACTTCCACGAACTTGATAGTATCATCACTCGTTGTGGTCAAGATACTAAGATCATTTTCTGTGGTGATGTTCAACAATCAGATTTAATTAAAGCAAACGAAAAGAATGGTATTCATGACTTCATGTCTATTCTTAGACAGATGGAAGAATTCGGTATGACTGAGTTTGGTGTTGAAGACATCGTTCGTTCTGGTTTAATCAAGAGTTACCTTGTCAACAAAATTGCACTTGGATTTTAATGTTTAATCATGTAGAAATTGACTTACCATACAAACTTGAAAGAGTTCATAAAGATGGTAAACGTTATTATAAAATCCCTGGTGAAGATATAAAACTAGTTTCTGTCACTACGGTAACTAGTTTTCAAACTGCTAAGAAAATTAAAGCGTGGAGAGAACGTGTTGGTGAGGAAGCTGCCAACCGTAAAACAAAACGTGCTACTAGTAGAGGAACTGGTATGCATACTCTTACAGAACATTTTCTTAAAAATGAACCATTACCAAAATCAAATCCTCTACCAGAAATATTATTTAAAGTTGCTAAACCAACATTAAAAAAGATAAATAATATTCATGCACTAGAAAGACCCCTATATAGTAAGACATTAGGGTTAGCGGGTACCGTCGATTGCATTGCCGAATATGAAGGCGAGCTCGCTGTAATAGACTTTAAGACATCAGAAAAACCAAAACCAGAAGAATGGATTGAAGGTTACTTTGTTCAAGCTGTTGCATACGCTTGCATGTTGTATGAAATGACTGGTATAATAGTAAAGAAACTTGTTATCATTATGTCCTGTGAAAATGGAGATTGCATCGTCTATGAAAAAACTAACAAAAGAGAATACATTAGAAAACTTACTCAGTATATACGAGAATGGAAATCTGCTAATGAATAAAGGAAAGGAAACTATCAATGAAGCATTAGATAAAAAGTTCATGAACTCTGCAAAGTTTTCTATGGAAGTAGAACAAATTGTAAAGGAAAGTGATGGTCAACTAAACTACATTGAAGCAGTCCTTACATTTTGTGAAGAAAATGAAATTGAATTTGAGTCAGTTTCAAAATTACTATCAAAAACTTTAAAAGAAAAATTAAAGTATGACGCACAGAGATTGTGCTTCATGAAAAAATCATCTAAAGCTAAATTGCCTATTTGATATGGATGGGTATGAAGTTTATAAAATTTATCTATCACTAAAACTTCATTTTTCAAAGGACAATTATAATTTTGTTACTTTTAATGGAAAATCAAGAGCAAGTTTAAAGTCTTTTGAGAATAGAAAGGATAAATATTTTTTTAAAAAACTTGGTTTAAAATTTGAACGCCAAGAACTTATAGAATTTTTCGTAAGTCATTTTATTATAGATAGTAACTTGTGGATAGGAAATATATCAATACATAAATCAAAGACATACTCTACTTGGAAATCAAAGATACAGAGTATGTCTTTTATATTTGAGAATGAAATGCAATCTCTATTCTACGATAGAGATTTTGATTCTGTATTTAAAATTACTAATGGTCAACACCCAGATTTGCTAAAAGAACACTTGTCTGGTCGTGTAAGTTTAGAGTCTATGGTAATATTAAATCAGTTAGTAAATTATATACCACACTTTAATAATAAAATTTCTGACCCTATTGTATGGCCGGAAACAAAAAAGAAAGTAGTAAAATACGAACCATTCCTTTCAGTTAATAAGTCTAAATATAAAGGTATCCTGTTGAATCTATGCAATTCTTTGACAACGACCTAGTTAGATCTCAATCTGCAGAACTTATGAGCATTTATGAGGACATTCAAGATCTTATTAATAGTCATAAGTTTCGCACTAAAGAAGGAGCAGAACTATATTTAACAAAAATGTTTCGACTGTTAGAATTGCAGGAGATGATTTATTTTCGTGCAATATATTCTGAAGAAGGTGATGCTAAAGAATATATTAAAGTAATCAATAAAACATTTCCTCTGGTTGCTCAGAAAGATGAGACGGATCCATTTCAAACCTTTCGTCGTATGAAAAGTGAGCTGATGAAGCTCAAAGAACAATCTGAAAGGTCTTGACATACGCAGACCACTCTGGTATTATAGCCATGTGGTCAACCACAAACCAAATACGTACACAATACGGAGAATACAAACATGTCTTTTGCTGCACTTAAAAAAAATTCCAACTCTTCCTTTGAAAAACTTACTCGGGAACTAGAAAAAGTTGCTAACACTGAGAAAGGATCTAATGATGATCGTTTCTGGAAACCCGAATTGGACAAATCTAGTAATGGTTATGCAGTGATTCGATTCCTCCCTGCACCTGATGGTGAGGATCTTCCTTGGGCAAAAGTTTTTAGTCACGCTTTCCAAGGACCCGGCGGATGGTATATTGAAAACTCTCTCACTACGATCAACAAGTCTGATCCGATTGGTGAACTAAATCGACAACTCTGGAACAGTGGTGTTGATTCTGACAAAGAAATTGCACGTAAACAGAAACGCAAACTGTCTTACTACAGCAACATCTATGTCGTTCGTGATCCTCTGCACCCTGAAAATGAGGGTAAAGTATTCCTCTATAAGTATGGTAAGAAAATCCATGACAAGATTATCGGTGCAATGCAACCTGAGTTTGAAGACGAAACCCCGATCAATCCTTTTGATTTCTGGCAGGGTGCTGACTTCAAACTGAAGATCAAGAAGGTTGCAGGTTACTGGAACTATGATTCTTCTGAGTTTGCACCTGTATCTACTCTTGGTAATTTTGAGGATAGTCAACTAGAAGAAATTTATTCTAAGACTAATTCTCTTGCTGCGTTTACTGATGTTTCAAACTTCAAAACTTATGAAGATTTGGAAAAGCGTCTCAATGCAGTTCTAAATTCTAAACCTCAATCTCCTAGAGTTGATCCTGAAACTTACGAAGATGAAAGTGATGGACGTGGTAATGCACCAGAATGGGCATCAAGTGGTGGTGATTTCAATTCTCCAGACATCACTCGTTCTGCAGTTAGAGAACCAGTTCGTGCAGAAGTCACACCTAGAGAATCAGTTGGTGGTGATGAAGATGCTCTGAGTTTCTTTGCTAACCTTGCTGAGTTTGACGATTGATTATTTAGAGGAGAGTCCTAGGACTCTCCTTTTTAAATGCTTTCAGATATTCTCTCTCCAGATTTAGTAACCTTATAATTTGTTTCATATTTCAAGAGTTGTGTTAACTCTTCCTGTAAAGTATTTAAGACCGTAACCCTGGGTAAATATATTTCTCTTTTTAATTCATTAATTTGATATTCAAATTCTCTATTAGTTATCTTACTAAGATTTTGTGCGGCTGTAACTGTTTTATATTGTGGTACGTTACCTAGAAAACTATCAATGTATGTAAATGTCCAAGGTACTTTATCAAATTCTTTAACTGCACCAGGATCAATACCAAACTTAGACACATATACTTGAGGAACATAATTAGTTTGATTCTGTTCAGGAGTGTTATTATAATACTCTACAATATTCCCTGATGGTAATACAACTTCTCCGGCATCATTTTTTATTTCATTTGTTTCCCAATACTTAACACTATCTACAAATGAACCATACTTTTTATCTACGAGTTTGTCCAACTCATCGCTATCAAGAGGCCAATGATAATGAATGTTAGTAATATTATTTAAAATTAAAATAGTCCAATACCATTCACCAGAACCAAGTTTTGTTTCTGCAATAGAGTCAGCAGTTTCTCCATTTTGTATTGTGTATGGTGTAGACGATGCATAGATTGCATTAAAACTATCTCTCGCTCTAATTTTTCTGAATAAATTTTTTGATAATTTAAATTTACCAGCGGTCTGAAAATCTGGGTATAAAAAATTTGGTGTTGCGTCGAAAAACATTTTAGTAACCTGCCTTTACTAGATCTGAAGTTATAATTTCTGTTTCACCGAAAGATAATGTTAGATTGTATGCAACTGGGTGTGGATTATCTTCACTCATTAAGTGAGTTGCCCAAACATTATCAGGTGTGTATTGAACATTAATGTCTTTACATACACAAGTTTTAATTTTTGGTAGTGATTTAATTGTAGTACCATTAGACTTCCACGAAAGATCAAATACTTTAGGAACTTCCAACCATCTTTCTGTACTAAAATCATCCATAGTTCCTTCTTCTGTACCACCAAGACCAAACGTATCACTTTTATTTGGAAGGATTGCCATTCTAAGAGTTTTTATAATTTTGTTAATTGAATTCTGTTCTTTTTCATTTCTGGGAACTAGTTTCCAACTAAAATCAAATTGTCTTAATCCTATTCCACCAAAAACTTGTTCGACATATGGATTAGCAATCTTCCCGTTTATGTTTTGAGTAATTGCATTTGGATCAGCACCTGTATTTTTTTTAACTATCTCTAATAATTTTCCAATTGATCCTGCTTTTGCAAACCTTTGAATACTTTCTGTTAACGCTTCCGTACCTCCTTCCCCTATAACCCCCTTCACGATATCTGGTCCAAACCTACCGATAGCTCCTACTGGTTGGTCTGACCATTGTGGGTTATCTTTATATGAAACTTCTTCCGGTATTGGTAACAAGATAGTATCAGACCCTACTAATCTAGTAGATGCAGCATTAAAACCACCGTTAGTCAATGTAGGAACAAATAGATTAAGTAGATCTATACCTGTACCTGTACTTGTAGTTGGTGTACTTGATGTTGAAGATTCTGACCCCTCATTAAATCGCCCAAAGAAAGGTTTAAATTCTTTTATATTAAGTTCCAAATAATCAAATGAATTTATTAAATTTTCAGGCCAATACAAGCTACCTTGCGATGAAAAAATATTATTATAATTTCTACTTACCGACATAAATACTTTTACGCAATAATCCTATAGCTATATATGAATACTTTGAAGGGAAAATACATCCCTAAAAATTATGTTAAGTATAGGGGTGACTATAGAAATATTATTTATAGATCTTCATGGGAATTAAAATTCATGAAGTACTGTGATATCAATAAAAATATTTTGGAGTGGGGTAGTGAAGAAATTATAATACCATATCGATCTCCATTGGACAATAAAGTTCATAGATATTTTGTTGATTTTTATATCAAAGTTAAAGATATAAATGGAAAGGTTCAAAAATATTTGGTAGAAGTAAAACCAAAAAAACAAACTAGAGAACCTAAAGTTCAACAGAGAATGACTAAAAAATATTTACGTGAAGTGACCGAGTATGCAAAAAACAAAGCGAAGTGGAAAGCTGCTCAGGAATTTTGTGATGATAGAAATTATAAATTTATACTAATAACTGAAGACGAACTCAAAGTATGAGTATCTTCCAAGAGATAAAAGAACTAGCAGGAAGTGAACCAAGATCTTACTCTTGGTATAGAGATGCTGTGAGGATGTCCTTTCAGAGGTCTGATCTTTATAGTGACATGACATCATTGGAAGAATCTATAATTCCTTCTGGTGGTGAGTTATATATGTTTGAATATAAAGCAGTCTATGCTAGAAAATTAAAATATTATGATGAGTTTCCTTTAGTATATGTTTTAAGCGGTGGATCAAAATTTTACGGGGCAAATTTACACTACCTACGTTATAGATCTAGAATGAATGTTATCCTTGGATTAGAAAAAGGTTCAGCAAGATTTCCAAAACAATGTTTCCACAATTATCTTGTCGAAGGATTAGAGACACCACTCTATAAAATAAATAGAGAAGATTATAAAACAGCTATATTTCTTCCTATAGAAAATTTCGTATCTAGGAGGAAAGGTATGTATCAACAGTATAGTAAATCTGCCGTCTGGGGGGAAGTCTCACAATGAGTATAAATTTTGAAGGAGAAATGTCTAATTACAGTGACTTTCGTAGTCAATTAAAGAAGACTGGATTTAGTATAAACAATTTTTATGATGTACATTTCAATTTAAATACCACAACTAAATTAAGAAATCAACTCTCAAAATATCGAGGAGTTAATTTCAGTGAGTCTGACAGATTGATGAGATTGTATACGGATGAAGCATCTCTTCCAGGAATTCAGATGTCAACAGGAGAATATCGTCTTACTAATACTCCAACATTAAAGTATGCTTATGGAGCTGTTTTTAGTGAGGCGCAGTTTTCATTTATCATGGATGCAGATGCTCAAATTAAATCTATATTTGATTTGTGGTCAAACTGGATGTATAGTTATACAGTAGAAAGAGAATCTATTGCTGATACTCCGTTTATTACAACCAGACAAGATAAATTTAGATCGGCATATAGAGATGATTATACAGTAGACATTCTTATTGTAAAGTATGAAAGATCTGAAAGTAGTGATAAAAATAAAGGCAAGGAATCATTTCCATTAGCAAGAATAATTCCAGATTCACCATCTCCAGGAGAACCGAGTGGATTCTTTAAAGCAATTCCTACTTATGCAGTTAAATTATTTAAAGCGTTTCCATCAAACATTGCTTCTATTCCAATGAACTCTGGTACGTCAGAGTTAAGTAAAATGTCAGTTGGTTTTGAGTATGAAACTTTTTCCACAACGGCAATAGTCGATGGTAAAGTTAGTTCTATGTTTGATTCTGTCAACGGTGGGTCTGGTGAAGGAATACTAGAATTACTTTCATCGTTCATCTAACTCTATAAATAATTTCAGTTAGTATTCCTACATTATAGAAATTGTTATGCCTTTACCAAAATTAAGTACGCCAACATATGAGTTGGAAGTTCCATCCACCGGAAAGAAAATTAAATATAGACCTTTCCTAGTTAAGGAAGAAAAAATTCTTCTTCTTGCTATGGAAACTGAAGATGAAAAACAGATGGCATCAGCTGTAAAAACTATCTTATCTAATTGTATTCAAACATCTAGGTTTAAAGTTGATAGTTTATCACTGTTTGATATTGAATATATCTTTCTAAATATTAGAGGTAAGTCTGTTGGAGAAACAGTTGATTTAAATATCACATGTCCTGATGATAATGAGACTGTAGTTGGTGTTGAGATTGATTTGGATGATATCAAAGTTCAAAAATCTGATGACCATAGTAATATTATTAAATTAAATGATGACGTTTCTATTGTAATGAAGTATCCAAGTATGGATCTTTTCATTAAAAACAATATGAAAGAAACAACATCTGAAGTAGATGATGTATTTGAGATTGCTTCTATGTGCATTGATCAAGTTGTAGAAGGTGAAGAAGTTTATGAGTCTGCTAATTTTACTAAGAAAGAAGTTTTAGAATTTTTAGATAGTCTAGACACAAAACAATTCATGGATTTGCAGAAATTTTTTGAAACCATGCCAAAACTTTCTCATACAGTGAGTATTAAAAATCCAAATACTGGTGTGAAGAGTGACGTTGTAATTGAGGGACTAGCAAGTTTTTTCGGATAGCCCTATCCCATGAATCACTTGAAAATTTTTATAGAGTTAACTTCAGTTTGATGCAACATCATAAGTATAGTTTGACTGAACTTGAACATATGATACCTTGGGAACGTGAAATATATATTACATTACTAATTGAATATATCAAAGAAGAAAACGATAGACAAAAACAACAAAATCAATAGTAATATGGCGATACCGGCAGTACTAGGAGGATTATTAAAAGCAGGTGCTGGAGCAGCACGTGTTGGTGCTAAAGGAATGATCACTAGTGCTGTTTCTAACGTTGGGAAAAAGGGCGCTAAAAATAAAATCAAAGCTGGATCTGCATTAGTAAGGAGAGATGGTGGTGGTAGTGGCAAAGGTGGTGCCATTGTACCTATTGGTAGAAAAATTCCTACTATGTCATCCTCCATAGTATCAGCACCTAAAAGTGAAAAATCCATAACAGTTTCAAAAAGTAAATCTATATTAGATGTATTAAATCAAATAAAGTCTACGTTAGATCAAATTTTAGAAGTAGAAAAGCAAGAGAAGTCAAAATTAGAAGATACTATTCTAGATTTTGTTCGTAATGATGAACGAGAAAGAAGAGATGCTGAACAAGCTAAACAAGAAAAATCAAAAAAGAAACCTAAGAAAACTAAAGAGAGTCCAGTAGTTAAAAAGGCTAAGAAAGCTGTACAGGGTATCTGGGGATTTATTAGTGATATAGTAAAAGATTTTTTAATGTTTAAAATATTAGAATGGTTTGGTGATCCAAAAAATAAAGAGAAGATAGGAAGAATTGTAGATTTCTTCAAGTGGATGGGAGGTATACTACAAAAGTTATATAAATTTGTAATTAAACCTTTAGGGTCTTTACTTCTTGGTGGGTTAATAAAGACAATAGAAATTGCTGGTAAAGTATTTACTGGATTGATAGGGTTCTTTAGTTTTGATTGGTTACCTGATGCTCAAAAGTTTTTAACTGATTTAGCAAACTTACCTATGACTATATTGGGTATGATTCCTGATATGATAGGTAAGTTATTGAACTTCTTAACCTTTGGTTTGTTTGATAACATGGGTAACTTTGTTAGTAACTTATTATCAAATCTAAATCCTTTTAATTTATTTGGTGGCAGCAAGGAAGAGGATCAATCAGAAGAAGTAAAACCAGAACCAGAACCAAAAAAACCAGAACAATCTGGAAACATATTCACAAATATGTTTGATGGTTTATTTGGAAATAAATCTAAAGATAAAGAAGAAAATAATAAAGACGTACCCAAGCTTGAGAAGGGTGGTATTGTAGAGAAAGATACAACTAATTCCACTGTAAGTGTAGAACCTCTTCAGAATTTAATTAAAGCAACAAAGTTATCAGCTATCGTTGATGATGCTGTAAAACCTTTCTTAAAATTAATTCTTGCACCATTCAAAATTATTGGTACAGCTATAGTTGGATTGATATTAAGGACTGTAAGTAAAATTCCTTTCGTTGGAAATTTACTAGAACCAATTGTAAGAATGGCAGCAACAACATTTGGTGTTCCACCTCAAGTTCTTGGTCAACTTAGTTCTGCAACTAAAGATGATTTAGTAAAACCAATAGACAAAGAAGATTTATTGAAAGATTTATTTAATGGTGTTAGAGATTTAAATACATCTATAAAAGATAGTATGAAGGATGGTGGTAATCCTTTCGCAGGATTCATGTCATCTATGGGAGGAGTTGCCAGTGCAGTGGGAGGATTCTTAGGTAATATATTTACATCACCTGCTGCAGCTGCGACTACTCCTACACCTACTGTAGTACCACCTACACCACCAATGCAGTCCTTTGATTCTCACGCTGATGCAGGTGCTGCTGGAGTAACACAGTATAGTAATACTGAAACTGGAAAGTCTTATCAGAAAAATGAAGATGGGAGTGGTTGGTCTGAGATGACTGCTCCAACATCAGGAAATGGACTGTCAACATTCGGTGAGACAGATGGTGGATCTGGAAGATTAGTTAATGCTGCTGGATATGTTCATGGACACTTCCAAACCAATACTGGAACTAGACAAGATGTTATTAACGATACATCACAGATGGTACGTGCTATGTTGAATACTGGTCTAACTGATATTTCCATAGCAGATGGAACTACCTTTATGCCGAGTATGTCTGATAGTGAAATTAAGGGACTAGTAGAACGAGGATTAGGATTGCACGGACATAGTGGTGATGGAAGATCTGTTGATATTTTTGTTCCAAAAGGCACTCCTGTTCCGTTCCCATTAACTGATGTAAGAACTGCTGGTGGTGGTGAAGGTAGAAGTGGTGTTGTTCCTGGATCTGGACATACTTGGGTGGGACACTTAACCCCTGATTCTCAGTCGGGATCAAGAAGTAATGTATCTGCTAATATTACACAAGAACCAGATACATCTGGGGCAATTATGCTTGCCCCAGCAGAAATTTCTAAAACACCACCAACAAATAGTACTGGTAGTCAGATGCAATCAGTACAACAGGAAAGTTTTAATCTTCAATCATTATCCGAATCTATAAATTCTAGTACAGCAGTTTTAAATAATTCAACTCAAAATGTTTCAGATTCATCTCCTGGTGGAGCATCTCTTGGAAATACTTTGCCAATAGATGGATTATGGGCAACCTTCAAAACAAATCTATAATTAAATGGCAGACTTAAACGCAATAGCACATGGTATAGATTCGGATTCTGGAGAGTATCTAACTTCAGAACAGAGGAAAGCTTTATTTAAAAAAGGGAAGATGAAAAGCCCTATCAATACTAAAGCTATTCGTTCTGGAATGATAACAGTATCTAGATCAGACGCTCCTAAACCTGGTGCGTTAGCTAGATCATCTGCCTTAGTTAAACAACCTAAAGTAGAAGAAAAAACAGAACAAGCTGAGTTTGAAACAGACGAAGTACAAACTGTATTTAATCAAACAAAAATTACCTTTGTTAATATATTAAAAGTTAAAAGAGAAAAGGAAAATTTAAGAGATAAGTATTTTAAATTATTAGGAAAGAAAAAACCTACTCCAGTACAGGAAGAGAGTGAAGAAGATACACCTAAGAAGAGTGGTAAAATGCCATTCAAAGTTCCAAAGCTTAATGTAATGGGATTGCTTGGCGACCTTATTCAGTTCGCTATATTAGACTGGATAGGTAAACCAGAAAATAAAAAAATTGTAGAAACATTTGTAAATGTATTCAAAGTAGTTGCTGGATTCTTTGATTGGTTTATAACTGGTGTTGTCGATAATATACTCACTGGTTTTTCTGAATTAGTTGGTGGGGATAGTATAATAGAAAGGATAGGAGGGTTCTTTAAACTTGCCTTTGGTCTTGTAGGATTACGATGGCTCCTTAATCCATTAAAAATATTTAAAGATATTGGTAGAGTAAAAAAAATAATTAAATCTTTTGCAAAGATGTTTAAAGGCACATTTGCAAAGGGTGCTAAAGGGATGACAAAAACATTCACAAATATGTTATCTCTTGCTGGAAAAACATTTCAGAAAACTTTTGGTAGATTAATAAAGAGATTCTTCTTAAAACTATTTGGTAAAACAATTACAAAAGGAATTAAAAAACTTGGTAAGATTGCATTGAAGAGAGGTGTAGGATTAGTAAGAAGATTTCCAATAATTGGTCCCATTATTGCTTTTGGTATTGAACTTGCCATGGGAGAACCAATCGGTCGTGCTGCATTTAAAGCTATTGGTGCTACATTATTAGCTGGTATTGGTACTGCTTTTGGTGGACCAGTTGGTACAGTTTTAGGTGGTCTTGCTGGTGAATGGGCAGGTGGTAAGTTATATGATCTTTTCTTCAAAGGAAAGGAAGGTAATAAAGAAGAAACTGATAAACCAGAATTAGCAACAGGTGGTATTGCATCAGGACCAAAGAATGGATATCTTGTCATGTTACATGGCACCGAAGTTGTAATACCAATTAATAAACTTGCTGATATTTTAATACTACCATTCCAAACATTAGGTGCTGGTATTATTGGAGCAATGATGGGTTCAGTTAATTCTATGGGTAGTGCTGGAACTTTTATACGACCAATCATGGTCAGTGTTCTTGGACCATTATTAAAAGTATTTGGGTCTGAAAAATATACCGTGACTGATAAGGTTGGAAAGACTCAAGGTAGTGCTGATACTTTGACCAGACATATAGAAAGAGAGACAGAAGAGAGAGATTTAGATAAGTTTTTTGAAAAAGATATGTTAAAAGAACTAGGATCAGCTTTATTAATGACTGGAGGGAATATATTCAATTCTATAATGGGTGGATCTGCACAAGCAAAATCATCCGATCCAGGTAGCAAGAGACCTGCTTCTGGTCAAGAATCCTCAACACCTGGAACTACCTCATCTGTTTCTGGACAAGCAGGTAACATGAATAAAGGTGCTGAAATGCTTAGAAATGCTGGAGTTCCCGATAAGGGCGCTGCATATTTGGCTGGCAATATTCAACAGGAATCATCTTGGAATGGTCAACGTGATTGGGGACAAGTTATGGGAGATGGTACATCACGTAATGGCGGTTTGGTATCCTGGGCATCGTGGTCTGATGACCCCGCTCGTCTAGGTAAGATTGAAAAGTATTTAGGTAAAAATATTAAAGAAGCTTCTGACGGCGAACAGATTAATGCGATGCTATGGGAAATGAAGAATGATTATCCTGGAACATATAAAGTTTTCATGGATCCAAATTCTAGTGATCAACAATTAGAGAAAGCATCTTATCAATACTGGGGATATGGAGAGGTAGGAGAAAGATATCATTATGCACAACAGGCACTGCAACACTTGCAAAAGTCTCCGAAACAAACTACACCATCAGCAACTCCACCAGTAACACCTGGACAAAACTTAACACCAGAACAAAAATCTAGTATGTTCCAGAAGTCAGGTATGACTGCTTTATCAGCAGACATTTTATCTTCTGTTTCTACTGGTGTAGAAAGAGAACCAGATACTTCTGGAGCAAAAATGTTAACTGGTACTAATAAAGGTCCAGTTCCACCATTAACACCACAAGCAACTGTATCAAAAAATACTCAAACGTCTGCTATGGTACCAATGAGTACTAATTTTTCAATAGATAGAAAAGTAAAACAAACTAGATCTCTCAGTGCTAGTACATTTATATTGAATACTCAGACTAGTAACAGTATGAATGTACAATCAGCACCTCTAAATAGTACAAGTATAGGAGAATCTATTCTCCTTAATAGGATATAATGGCAAATCAATTTCCGGGAGATTTTGCTTTAAGAGAAGTCAATCTCTATTCCCATTCCAACGAAAAATTAGATATAAAAAATCTCGTATTAGAAATTAATCTTTACGAGAGTATTCTCTCATCTAATCTCCAAGCGACATTAACTATTGAAGACGTAGGTCAGAACTTAATAACACATCTTCCAATATTTGGCGAAGAAAGAATACAAATTATAATTGCTAGTGATGGAAAATATTATGATTTAAATTATTATATCTATAAGATTGATGGTCGATCCATGAAGGAGAAGGACCAGGTATATGTTATTAGTTGTGTATCTATAGAAGCACTAAGAAATGAAAACTTTAAATGTTGTGAGAGAATAGATGGTAAGAAAGCTGAAGAGATAATACCAGATTTCTTAGGTCGTGATGGGTTTTCTACTAAATCACTTGATGCTGACACCACTGTGTTTCCGTTTGATATGTATGTAACTAACTGGAGACCATTTGATTTCTTTAACTGGTTGTCTACAAGATCTGTACCTGAATATAAAAAAGATTCTATTGGATTTTTATTCTATGAAACCTTTGATGGATACAAATTTAAATCTATAGATAAACTAATAGATGAACCAGTATATCCATCACCAAAAGTAAAGTACAAATATTTTCAGGGTAACACTAAAGGTGTTGGTTTAGATACTGATGATAAGTATCGTGTCATGAGTTATAACTTACCAAAAGCTTTTAATCTTTATGATGATCTAAGAAGAGGTGCTTTTGCTCATGCATGTATATACTTAGATGTTAATAGAGGCACTTATAGATCATTTAGAACTACTGTAGATGATTTCTGGGATTCCAGTTCTCATTTAGAAGATGCTAAACCATATCAGAGTAGAGGTTCAGCACAATTGTTAGATAGACCAAGTAGATTTATTTACAGACCTTCTACGATTAGTACTTGGGGTGATTGGGAAGAGATGGATGACACTGAAACAAATAACATTGACGATATGAATAAAATGTTTGAGAAAGCATTCTACAGATATTATTTCTTAGAATATATTCATATTGATATAGCAGTTCCTGGAGATCTTAGAAATAGAGTTGGTAATGTAATAGACATATCAATACCAGATCCGAGAAAATCTAAGAGTAATAGAGTAGTAGAAGATAAGAGAGTAAGTGGCAAATACCTGGTTAGTTCAATTAAACATACCATTCTAAATAGAAGTGAACTCCGTACATATATAACTCTATCAAGAGATACGTATAAAGGAGATTCAATAAACAATACTGAAGTCTTCGGTAGACAGATAAATTTAGACGGACAAAACTAAAATGGAAAGTATCGAAAAACACATTCAAAAAGATAAGGAAATACTAGATAATCCTAGCACTTCCCCACAACAACGTCGTCACATCGAAGGTGAACTTCAAGAACTAGAAGTTTATATTCAGAATCATAAAAAAGAAATTGATGCAGGAGATCATCATGATCCCACTCCATTAGAATTGTTTTGTGAAATGGAACCAGATGCAGATGAGTGTAGAGTTTACGAGGACTAATGTCAACTTTTAATCCCACACTACCTAATACAAGTTTTATTGGTAACAATGATTTTACTTGGTGGTTAGGTACAGTTGAAAATGCAGACGACAGAGATGCTAAATTAGGTAGAGTTAAGGTAAACATCTTAGGTTTTCATAAACCAAGAGAGACACCAGAAAATTTACCTTGGGCAATTGTTTCATCTCCAACCAGTGATGCAATGGCAAATGGTGTGGGATCTGCTGCTAATCAATTAAAACCAGGTAGTTTTGTTGTAGGATTTTTTCTAGACTATCCTGATTGTCAACAACCAGTAGTGTTAGGAACATTACTGAGTAAAATTAAAGCAATCGGTGAAAAAGATAGTCAACAATCAAAAGATTATCCTAGGTCATATAACAATACTATAGATAATTTAGTTGCAAACGATAGAGGACAACCAGCTGAAGCATTAGCAAATAAAGATGGTAATGGTGTTGTATCAGACTCAGTTGCTGCTGCAACTGCTGCACACTCTGCAGCCAATCCCTCCGGTAAAGTTGATAAGGTGCCTATTGCTGATGGAAAAAATGGTGGTGATTCTACATTAGATTCTAATATAGCTTATGCTATTAATAATATAGCACAGATGTTGCAACAGATAAAACTAATCAAAAAGGATTTAGAAACTAAACTTGTTAGAGAAATTGATAGAGAAGAACAAACTATACCTGTAGAAAGTACCGAGGGTTTCCCTCCCAGAGGACTACTAATAATTGAAGATAAGGATGGTTTAACTGAGTTAGTTGGTTATACTAATTTGACTGAGGGTAAATTTGTTCTTGCTAAAAGAGGATTTGATAGGACAGAAAGAAGAAAATTTGAAGAAGGAGATATAGTAAAACTAATCCAAAAGAGTGAGTATCTTGGTGCTGACAATAGTGATGATAACGAGGGAGATATTTTCGGCATACTTACAGACACTATTGTAGATGTTAAAAATGTTTTTGATACTAATCTTAAATTTATAGAAGATGCTTTGTGGTGGTTAGTTAATCAAATTAAATCCTTTTTAATAGGTAAAGTCAGTGAAATTTTAAATACAATTGGTATTGCCGCAAGCGCAGCAATGCCAATGTTTGGTAAAATACTTACCGATGCAATAATTTTTATACTAAAAGAAATTGTATGTGATCTTGATGAAAATTTAATTGTTGCATTAATGTCTGTAATTGAAGATGCACTTAATGAACTACTATCAGCTGCATTAGGATTACTTGAGTCTATTAAATGTTTATTTGATGCAGTATTTCAAGCTATCTTTAGTATTCTTGATATTGCATCAAATATTATATCTGTCGTTAATGATATTGCATCTGGATTCTCTTCAGTAGCAGATATAGGATCAATTGATAATCTTTCTAGTTTCAATGTCACTAGTGTTTTAGAAAAGATATTCAATTTATTAGGAATTGGATGTAATGACCGAGAGGTCGAAGATCCATTTGGACTTACTTTCTCATCATGTCCAATAGCATCTATTACATGTTATTCCAATGATCCAGTGATTTCATTTGAAGGAACTGGTATTGCTGGTAGATGGAATCCAGAATACTCAAAAATCATTGGTACTTTCTCGGAGACTGGAACCATGGTTGCTATGGATGATACTCCATACAATTCTAGATTGATAATTGAACATGGACCTAGTAAATCAGGTATTCACATTTATGATAATGGTGACGTTAGAGTTACTAATAGTCAAAGAAAAACAGAAGTTGTTATAAAAGATCAAGAAGTTGTTATTCATGGTAATGCTGTAACAGTAGTTGATGGAGATTATAATTTAAAAGTTGGCGGTAACTATCACTTAGAAGTTCTAGGTCAATATAATTTAGTTGTAAATAAAGAAAGTACTCTTACTTATGCGGGTGATCATTCCTCACTTTATAAAATGGACGGTAGACTTGAAGCATCTAATGGTCTTGCTTTAGTTGGATCTAAAGTTGGTGTATCTGCATCTGGTCAGTATGAATTACAAACACCAATTCATACATCATGGTGTACAGAAGTAAATCATTTTGCTTTAGGATCATATAATCTAATGGTGATGTATTATAACAAATTTGTTGGATTAAATAATTTATCTGCTATTTCTGGTAATAAAGTTGCCACTAGAGTTGGTACAAATTACGATTTTGGACTCGGTATATCTGATAAGAGTCAAGTTGGAATAGAAAGTGAGTGGTGGGGTGGTAAACATAATCAGATTGGGATGGGTATTTGGACAGAAAATAAACTTGCTGTTGATCAAGAAACAACCACCGGCGTGACATCAATCAATAGACTTGCTCTATCACAAGAAAGTGTTACAGGAGCTATGTTCAGATCTACACAAGGTTTGTTATCAGACAACGCAGTTGGTCTAGGTTTGAATACTTCAGAGTCTATACTATTCATCACAGCACCAATAGTTTCTATCAATTGACACTGATACTCAAGTGTGTTATAATTTGAATACATGAGAGTTTTTTATGGACATTCGACCAGAGTCACTACTACACGGCGTAAAAATTAATATGCTGACAAGAGTCGTTACTTTATTGGGTGAAGATGGGGAGGAATTAGATATTGATAACAATACTTCCGAAGAATTTATTAACATGTGCAGCTTTATTAACAAAAATTTAACAGAAGAAATGATAGAGTATACCTATTGACATCGCACGGACATCATAGTATACTATACAAGTAAAGGTTAAAACCTCAGTGAAATCCCGACTTTAGTTACCAAAAAGTCGGGAAAAAAATCCCGGGCCAAAATCAACTTTAGGCCTTTTTTGGGACGGTGGTGGAATTGGTAGACACACCAGACTTAAAATCTGTCGAGCATTACGCTCATGAGGGTTCAAGTCCCTCTCGTCCTATTTTTCAGTCCGTATTTTTTAAAAAAATATACTCCGAAAACCCTGATAAATACAAGAGTTTTTTAGCTAAAAAACTCTATAAATAAAACCAGGTAAAGTTTAAACATTCGGAGTAAAATATGGCTCTAACTAGAGTTACTTCTGGTGGTATTGCACAAGGCGTCCAAATTAAATTTGATAGTGCTAATACACCAACAACCCCAGCATTTTCTTTTCAAGGTGATGAAAATACTGGTATATATCAAAGTGGTGCTGATGAACTGTCTATTTCAACAGGTGGTGTTCGTAGAGTAACATTTAAAGCTGATGGTAGTATCGAGACTGGTAATGGTACTGTTCTTGGTGGTACAAACCCAGATTTTGATAATGCACAAAATATTACGTTATATGTAAATCAGTCAGATCAGAACGCTACTGATGCAACATCAAATACTGGTGGTAATTTAAATAAACCATTTAAATCTATTGAAAGAGCACTTCTCGAAGCTGCTAAAAGGAGTTATAAAGCAGATCCGTCCCCAACAGCTGCTGGATCATTTATAGCTGGAAAAACTTATATTGTTACATCATTATCCACAGGTGGTGGTGCAACAACAGATTTTATCTCAATTGGTGCTTCTAGTAATACTGTAGGTGTATCATTTATTGCAACTGGTACTGGTGCAGGTACTGGTACAGCAACTCTTAATAATGATAAATTTGAAGCATTTACTATTATGGTGCTTCCTGGTCAATACGAAGTTGATAACAGACCAGGACTTGATCTCTTCAACACAAACGTTTTAAACACTGCAGCTGTAGAAGATCCATCTGATGGTTTAGGTGCTAGAACTATTGCAGACCTTCAGGATGGAGGTACGTGGAGATTTAACCCAAGAAATGGTGGTATTATTGTTCCTAGAGGAACATCTATTGTAGGTTATGACTTAAGAAAGACAGTTATCAGACCAAAGTATGTTCCTGCACCTTTCTCGATTGATGGCAGTATTACTGGTGATAGTTATTCACTCCGTCAAATAGCACTTGATGGTGCTATAATGATTGAAAGAAGTCGTGGATATATTGTTGAACAAGCTAGACTTGCTATGTCTGGTGGTTATAATACCGTTGGTCAAGGTGCTGGTAGTAACACAGCAGCTCAAAATGGATGGAATGGTTTAACTACTGCTCAAGAAGCTCTCTGTATTCGTGACATCGGATACTTTGTTGATGCATTGATCAAAGACTTGCGTGAAGGTGGTAACGAAAATACCTTTGTTAACGCTGAATCATATGTTGATGGAAATGGATATAGAAAGGAATTCCTTGATGGAGATGATGATAATTTAACTAATGAAATTGCTGCTACTAGACTTGCTTTTGCGGTTGCGACTAATGCTGCAAGACATATCACTAAGAGTAATAGTGATTCCTCTACATATTACAATACTATTTCAGGTGGTACTATTGCAACACCATCATTTACTCCAGGTGATGGATACGTATCAAATGGAAACTGTAATGATGTTGTAAATGCTGTTGCAGTTCTTGGTGCAATTGCTGATGGTATTATTGCAAATCCAAATACTTACACTGCTACTAATGCAACTGGTATTCCTGTAATTGGTGGTGGTGCAACACCGATTACCATTCCTATCAGAAAAACCCAAGGTGTATATGAACAAACATCTATCTTTAAGGTAACTGGTGGTTGTTATTTCTGGCAGATGACATTTAAAGATGCTGTTGGACAACCTTATGAGAGCACTTCTTACACTAATGGTATTCCAACACACACCAAAGCTTCTAATTCAACTTATTCCCACCATAGAGTAGTTGCATTCACATATGCTGACCAAAGAAATACTGATGGTGAACTTAATCAGTATTACGGAAAAATTGATGCGTGGCAAGGAAGAACCCCTCCTGCGGATGTTCTTGACGTAAGAACAGAAGAATTCCAAATTGTTGGTGACAGAAGTAAGAATTACACGATTGATACTGTAAATTCTTGTTCTCCATATATCTTTAACTGTTCACTACGTTCTGTCTTTGGTATGTGCGGTATGCACACCAATGGTAGTAAAGTTGCTGAAAACAGCTTTAAATCTATGGTTGTTGCCCAATTTACGGGTATTTCACTACAAAAAGATAGAGATGTATTCATTCAACCTAAAGATGCACAAGGTGACAATGATGATTCGGATTATAATGATGATAATCCAGCAACAGATCAACAACCTCCAATTTTTGCGGATCCAGACGGACAATATAAGAGTGATTGTAGACACTTCCACATTAAGGCGTCAAACGGTGGATTTATTCAGGTAGTTTCCGTTTTCGCTGTTGGTTATGCGGATCAATTCCTTGCCGAGTCTGGTGGTGATATGTCGATCACCAACTCTAACTCTAACTTCGGTCAACTATCACTAAGAGCAAAAGGATCACAGTTTAGATCATTCAAACCATCTGCTCAAGGAAGAATTACTGCACTTATTCCACCTAGAGGTATTAGTAACAAATCTGTTGATAACAGTTTCTATAGTATTGATGCATTGAGCACATGGGCGCAGGAAAATCTTTCTGCTGACTCCGGAGATGATTTTACAGAAGAATTAAAGAGTAAACTTTCTAACTTCAAAGCAGTTGGTGGATTTAAACTATATCTTCAGACTGGTGCAGATTCAGAAGCTAATATTCCAGAACTAGTCGTAACTAGTTACGATCATGACACTGACCAAATGGTAACTAAGAGATTCTTGACTTATGGATCTCAAGGAGAATTTGCTTTATTCAGAGATTTTTATGAAAATGATGGTTTAACTCCAACTGCACAAAGAAAGTTAAAACTAATATTAGAAACTTCTGAGGGACAAACTGGTTCTGGTGATAGTGGTACAACTTTTAATATCTCACTTAATACAAGTTATGATAGTAACGCTGATAGTTATGCTGATGAACAACATAATAGTGAAAGACAAGGTTATTATTGGAACCCTAATGCAGGTGCAATTTACATAAAATTAAATAATGATACTGCTACAAATTCTTTCCTAGACGGATTTATTTTTGCTTCTGATTCAGAACAAACATTCACATTTGAGACCATATTTGATTCAAATACTGGTGCAACAACTACACAATTAGTTAGTGGTACAAAAGATACTCTAAGATATAGACAAGGTTTCCCATCTAACTTACTTACGTCTAAGTATTTTGATGATAGAGATTCTTCGCCGGAGGATTTATTGTGGAGAGTAGAATACACCATTCCTAAGTATCTAGCATCTGGTGTAAATCCAAAACCACCAGAAAAGAGATTTATTATCAAGGGAACCAGACCAGCTAATGGTGAGGATAACGTTCCATATACTGATTATAGGTTTATGATTTGGGATGTTCAAGAAGTTCAAGCATGGGAGAATAATTCAAAAGATGGTATCTACTATCTAACAATTGTTAGAGCAGACGTTAACAAGTTTGTTGACGTATTTAATAGTAGTAATGAAGTTGGTAAAATTACTAGAAGACCTCTTGGTATTACCGCTGGTCAAGATTTTGATTGCGAGAATATTGAATCCCTCAACTTGTTTGATAAAGAAACCAAGTTGATGACAAACGTCAACTATCTATATCCATCCGTAAACCAAGAAGCTCCTATTTACGACACAAGAACTATTTGGAACCCACCACAAGCTGACTCTAGAGTCATGACTGAATCATTGGGAATTAGTGGCGAAGGTAGAAGAATTAAAGATATTTCTGTTCCAAACTTTAAGAGATTTCATGCTACTGCATCAAATTCACCATTTAAAGATATTCCTGCATTGCAATCGGTAACTGCAGAAACTGTACATAGACTTGTACAAGCTCTTGACTTAAGATATATTACTGATACCGGATCATCTACAACAAGATCAACTGATAGAGTCTTTATTGCTCCTGTAACAAATTGGGATGCTAGACCTTCTCAATCTGGACTTGGTTACACTACTACTTCTAGTGATTTGTATCCAACAAATAGTAGATTTGGTTTCTCCGAAACCGTTCCTACTGGTACTCGGGCCGGCGGCGATGATTTTGTTATATTTAATAATTTTGGTATTGCTAAAGAATCCTTAGACAGAAGAATTATTGTTTGTTCTGAATCTGCTGAAGGTGTTGCATCTGGTGGTAATATTACATCTGCTGTTCTACAAAACAGTTCTTCTGCTAACCCAACTGGTTTAACATTTGCTCCTGTAATTCCTCTTTATAGACCATCAATTCTACGTGCGTCTTCACATACCTGGGAATATATTGGTCTTGGTTCTGGTAACTACTCGACTGGATTCCCCAACCTTCAGACAAGAGTTCTCAAAATATTTGAACAGTTTATTGCACAGGGATACGAAAACGCTGGTGGTTTCGTTGCATCATCTGGTACTAACTCTGCTGGTGATTTCTATATTGGTAACCAGGTTATCCAAGCAGGTGGTACAAGTACAGTCACTCTAAACGTACCTAAAGTTCGTAAATCATCTGAATCAAACTTTGTTGACGTTGAAAATATTGAAAACAGAATTTCCAACGCAGTTATTAATATTACTACTGTTGGTAGGGCAACCGCTCAACAAAATGCATTAAAGGATCTAACTAACTTCTTTAACATTCAAAAACTTACTGTTAGTGATACAGCAAACATTACCAATCTAATTGTAGATAGGTTCTTTATTAACAGATCCGAAATTAATAATGCTGCTTTCTTCCCAGAAGGTAATACTAGTGCATATGGTTTCGTTAAGGGTGCAAAACCAGAAAAAACCGGTTTCATCTCAACAGACACTAACGATAAATTATATGTATCTCCTAAGTATCTCGATGCATGGAGAGTTAAGAGACAACTTATTTCTGCTGCCGCAGTTACGTTGGATAACAATAGAGTTTACATCCAACCTTATCTACAGTCTGCCACTCAGGGTTATGTATCTACATCACCAGGAAGTGGTCAACCAGCAATTTTTACATCAACTGCTTTAACTTATAGTAGTACACAGGTTAATGGTTCTAATGCCGCAACATCAAGTGCTGATCTAATAAAACTCAATGTAGTTGAAACTGCTGGTCTTGCATCATTCGGTAAGGTCGATGTTTCTATGTCATTGACTGGTATTGGTATTGAGGATTATTATATATCTGGCGGTAATAAAATTTATCTAAATGCCAAGGTAAATATTCCCTTATCTTATGAGTCTGTTGACTATACGACAAATGAAATTGTCCTTTCAAAAGTACAAAATGGTATACCCATTATTGATTATCTTGAAAGTTATCTTAAAGGAACTCACAAATCGTTAATTAAAAATTATCCACCGATTACAGCATCTGGTGCAGCCGGTATTAATGCATCTGAGAATGACGTTAAGTTCTTAAAAGCAAAATTACATGCTGACTTTAACGCATCAACTGCTGGCGGAGGTTCTTCTACAATCGATCCAAATACCGTTGGAACATACGCTACTATTCAGGTTTCTATCGCATCTCAAGCAGAATATGACGCTTGGCCAGACAGAGGTTCTATCTCACTAAGAGAATATGAAAAGGGTGGCACATATTACATTTCATCTTATAAGTATTACAAGACAGGATTTACTTTTACTGATGACAGCAACCCTGCTAATGATTATGGAACTTTCGTATTATTTGATAACTATGGTGCTGCATCTAACAATGCAGGTTTAGGACACACATTCGAAGCATCATACAACAACAAATATCCAGGTATAGATTCTAAGAACGTATTCTTTACTGGTTGCGATAGTTTAGTATTTGATTCTGATAGATGGACATCTGAATCTCCATTCATTCCACCTCTGGATCCAACTAAGGGTGTTGTTGAAGAGGTTAATATTGAAGATGCTATTCTTTATAGAGTTCCAGAGAAGAAACTTCCTATTGCTATAGAGTTAGATGAGGATTATTTCGATAGAAATCTTCCAAACCCATACAGCTCAAAAGCACTTGGTGTCAACATTCAGGAAAGAAATGAAGTTAAGAGATTTAGTCCCCTATTCTCGTTTAGTCAGTGTAGACAATGGGCAGAACAATCTGGTTTCAATTCTAGTGATGAGTTAGAAATGTTAATGAAACCTGGTTATTATAAAATGGATGGATCTGCATTCCCATGCTCTGTTAAAATTAATGGAACTGGTATTTCTAAATCATCGGTTTTTGCAGGTAAAGAACAAACCAGAACTTCTGCTGGAAGAATGGGTGGATATCTTGAAGATACAGTGAAGAGAGGAGATAGTGTATATCTCTATCGTACATTAGGTTTCACTAAGCAATATGGTGTTGGTAATGATGCAATTGCTAGTAGTATTTCAGGTGGATTGAGTGCTGATGGATCATTTAATTTGTCAAATGTTCACTTATTAGGTATTAATGAATCAATCACCAAAAATGAAATTCCTGATAGTGTGTTTAGTGATGACAATAATACTCAAAATGCACGAAGAGTTGTAAGAAATGCATACTTCACAAAAGGTGCTATTAAATCATCAACCAATACGTCTGGATCTGGTCTCACACCAGCAATTATTAATGCTAATATAGGAAACACTATAAACACATCAGGTGTCGATGGTGCAATCGAAATAATTATGAGACAAGATGGTGGTGGTGCATCTGGTCATGGTTGTGAAGCACATCCAGTTATTAATAGTGGAAATATTATTCAACATGATCCTACCGCTGTTCAAATTGACGCCAATAATGCATCTTTCTTTGAATTAAATAATGCTGATTTTACTAATTGCAGATACTTCTCTATTAGAATTAAAGCATCTGATTATGCTACTGATGCTAATTCTAAATTAAAATTTGATCGTATGAGAAAATATATTATTCCCGGTACAACTATGTACTACATGGGTACTGACTCTCTAACAGACAATCAGGTTGCTGATTCTAAAGTTATAGTACTATCAGACGTAGCAGCAACATCTAATATAACTACTTCTACTAAAGTTCTAAGTGTAAGGAAAGTAAATCCTTCTGTAAACTTAGATTTTGATGCTACTTCAACTGAATCTATCGAAGTATTAGTTTCTGTATACAGAAGTCCTGGTGGTCAAACAAATGGAAATTCAAGTTCATATACTAACGATACTGAAGATTTGGACACAGGAACTTGGGCATCTGGTAAGTTGAGAAAAATTGTATTTGTAAATGAAGATGGTGCAGAGTATTCTACTTTATTATATAATTGGGCTATAGAAACTAGAAGAGATTTCCTTCCAAAAGGATTTATGCATGAAGGTGGATATCAGGGTCCTATCCTTAAGAAAACTGTTGCATCTGTATCTGGTAATGGTAGTAATAAAACTATTTCTCTTGATAGTATTAGAGATATTACTGTTGGTGACCGTGTTACATGGAGAGATGAAAATGGCACTGATCAGTTAAACAACTTTAGAGTTAATGCTATTAACGCAGGACTAAAAACTATTGAACTTTCTGATCCTGTACCTACTGGGGTTACTATTAGTACTGATAACTTTATATCTGTTACTAAATTTGATATCTTTGGTGACGAAGTAACTAAATTTGATTCTCCTGAAATATATGGTATATTGAGAAGTGCTGAAGCTGATCAGTTAGTTCTAGTTATTGATAGAAATCCAAATAAAGAATATGACACTTCAATTTCCGCATATCCATATGCTTCTGGATCATTTGGACAACATCCAACACAATTGATTCAATTGAAGAATGAGTATGATTTCCCAGAAAAATCCAACAATACTAAGTATGGATCTTTAGAAGATGCTTCTCTTGCATTTAATAGAGTTAAAGCATCGTATCAAAGAATTAATGGTATTGAAAATGATAGATTCTTATTCATTGACGTTGATCCTGCAGGATTTGCTACTTTAGCTAATACTGAAGGTAGTGCAACTCCAGACCAAGTAGATATTACTGGTAGTTACTTAGAAAACGCTGGTATTCACCAAGATATCTTAACTGGATTTGCAAACTTTAATCAACAGTCAATTGCTAATGGCGGTGCATTTGGTAAAGGATTTGTTCAAACAACAACTGCTTCAGTAAATACAACTGGTCTATCTTATGCAAATGCTAGAAGTGCTTTAGAGACTGCTATATCAAATGCTATTGGTAGTATGATTACCAGTACCAGAAACTATAATAGTAGATTAAGAGTTTTAGTGTCCGGTACAAGTGTTGGTAATTGGAGATTCTATGCAAGAATTAATACTAATCCAAATAGTGGTACCTATAAATTAGGTGAAATTACAGAAATCAAGTGTTACAGTACTAATAGTGGTTCTCCTACTGTTGTTAACAGTACTTTAACTCTTGATGTTGTTGATGGTAGAGGATATGTTATTTCACAATCTGGAAGAACTGTTTCTACATCTTCTACAATTGGTTCTATTAGTTCCAGTGATTTTACAGCTGTTGCTAAAGCAAACTTACTTGCTGCTGCAAAGCTTAATATTAGTGAAACTCCCGGTCAAGATGATACTACTGAACTAGGTTCTCCATATTTAGAATCTGTTCTTTATGATGGTGTATACACTGATGACCCAATTATTGAAAGTGCCAGAGGTAAGAAAATATTCAACTCCTGGCCTAAGAGTTATAGAACCCTAAGAAGAAGATTCCCTCTCGCTGGTATGCCTGTAAATGGTAATTATCAGTCTTCAATGATTTCTGTTAATTCTCTCCCAGGTTCTGGTTTTACATTAAATCTAACTGGAGTAACTATTGGTGCTCAATCTCCCGCTGACTCTTCTGCAAATACATTTGGTGGTGGATATAGAGGTGGTTTGATCAAGTGTAGAGGTGCTCAGTTAACACTTAAGGGAACAAGGTTTAGAGGTAATTTATCTCTTGACTGGATGGGAATTGCTACTATTGGTGATGCTCGAGCAAAAGATTCGGGTAATGGATCATTCGTTGCAGGACACTCCATTGAAATGTTCCAGATGGAAGATCAAAATTCTTTTGCTTCTATTGGTGGTTCAGCACCAGCAAAAGAAATCAGAACATCTAACTTGGATGAAGAGTTTAGACAGTTAACAGAATTTGATCCAGTATCTAATGTTTACTTAGAACCTGGTAAAGATCCTTATGGTAGATTGTCTGATGGTGATGCAAGAACATTCCCACTTTCTACGAGACAAGCTGTTAGAAGATTTAACAAGTCTAGTGCTCCTGTAACTCCATGGACTGGTGAAAGTCCTATTGGTGCTGGTGATTTATTGACAAAAGTTGCATTGTTTGAAAGATATCAAGCACCATTTGGTATTGTATATGATGCACCTAGTGCAGATCCTGTAAATCCAGGTTTAGTTACTGGACACATTCCAGTAAGTATAAATGGTACAACTAGTAATGCTTCTGGTGTTATGTTGAGATGGAGAGATACTAGTGCTGCTGTAACATATACAGTTACTAGTGGAGAAAACCTTTCACTTCCTACAAGAACATTAGGTTTCTTTGTTGCTGATGATGTTTCTGGTCAAGACATTCCATCAAACATCTTCTTTGGTAAAAATGCAACTGGTATAGTTAAAGCGGAAGTATCTGGTGCTACTACTACAACTTTCGTCGAAAGTACTTATGCCCTTGTAAAATCAACCTCATTATCATCTAAAAAGTATGATATTACCACAGCTGGTGTTATTACAGAGTCGATATCTGGTAAGTATCTCTTTATTCAAGTAACATTTGATAGGAACAATGCATTTGATCCTCTAGGGACAGGATCATCCGGAACTGCAATAAATGTAAATACTGATTATCTAAATGCTAAGAGATATAATTATGTTTCTACCGTAACTTCCAGATATTCTAAGTCTACGCAAAACAATTTTGCTAAACTTATTGTAGAACAATCAGATGATAACACAGTATATTCACAACCAGCAAACTATGCGATTGATGGTGAAAATAATACTTGTAGTGTTGGTTATGATAATTTTACAACTGTAGATGCTAATGAGTTATTCTTAGTTAACACAACTAATAGTAATTATGTAGCAGCAGATGCTGGTAGAGTTCTTATTACAAC